CTTATCAGTCTGCATCGGGAACGACAACGTTTGTCGCAGCACCAACTGTCACTAACTCATACCTAAAGTGGAATGGAACTGCACTAGGTTGGGATACGGTATCTGGTGGGGGTGGTGGGTCTGGTGATGTAGTCGGGCCTGCATCTGCAACAGACAACCAGATTGTGCTTTTTGACAGTACGACAGGGAAACTTATAAAGGCAGCGACAACCACGGGTCTGCTTAAGGCTTCTACAGGTGTGATTGCGGCTGCTGTGTCTGGTACGGACTACGCTCCTGCAACTTCTGGTTCCGCTAATCAATTACTAGCAAGTAACGGTAGTGGTGGCTTTACTAATCTCACAACAGGAACGGGCGTTGTAACTGCGCTGGGGGTAAACACTGGAAGCTCAGGTGCTTTTATTGTTAACGGTGGTGCGCTAGGAACTCCCTTGTCTGGAACGGTCACAAACCTTACCGGCACAGCATCCATCAATATCAACGGTACTGTTGGGGCTACTACACCAAGCACAGGAGCATTTACCACGCTCTCTGCCACAGGCAACGTCTCCCTTGGCGATGCAACCACAGACACGATTACGTTGACAGGCACTGTTCAACCTGGGGTTGTTATCTCTGGTTCGTCCAGTGGCGATGCCTTACGGATTACACAAACCGGCGCAGGCAATGCTTTGCTTGTTGAAGATTCGACTAATCCTGACTCTTCGCCTTTTGTTGTCACGGCTGCGGGTGACGTGGGGATTGGGACGAGTTCGCCTGCCGTCAGATTGGATGTAGCAGGCCGAGCGCAGTTCACAAACTCTGGATTTAATTATGTGCTGGTGGATTCGACAGCTAGCGATTCTTACTTGCGTTTGGCCGCAGGGGGCACAGTAAAGTGGTATTTCCGAAATAACACCAGTAACTCCAATGCACTTGAAATTACGCCCGATGCTGGAAGTTCTACAGGTTTATACTTGACTCAGGCAGGCAACCTCGGCCTCGGGGTGACGCCGAGTGCGTCATGGACAGGCGGTGGAGTTCTACAGCAGGGCATCGGCGCTCTATATACAAACGGAGCACTTGGCGCTCACGACTTGACGTACAACAGCGTGCGAACGGGCAGCAACACATATGTGTACGCGCAGTCTAGTTTGCAGGCGACACGCTTCCAGCAGCGCGACGGCGCGTTTAACTTCTTCACCGCCCCCTCCGGCACAGCAAACACCACAACCATTACAAGCGGTGTTAGCTACACCATTATTACGTCAGGCAACCAGACATCTTTTGGTGCTGCTAATAACAACGTTGGGACAGTATTTACCGCAACAAGCAGTGGAACGTTAAGCAGCGGCACAGTTAGCCAAAACATCACCTTCACGCAGGCGATGACGCTGGATGCGAGTGGGAATTTGGGGGTTGGGGCGACATCGCTTTCTGTCAAACTTCAGGTGTCAAAATCTGGCGCAGGAATACAAGATATTGCGTGGTTAAACAACAGCCAAGCCGTAGGCACTGATGTTGGCTCTCAATTATCGTTTACAGGCACGACAAACAATAACGGACTTGCGGCTATTGGTGGTGCATTTGCTGGCGCAACTACGGCAGACGGCGGTTACATGTTTTTCAGCACCAGGGCCGTTACCTCTGGAACACTTACAGAACGCGCCCGTATCACCAGCGGGGGGAATTTTCTTATTGGCGACTTCACCGCAGAATCAAAATTAAACGTATACAGCGGCGGCGGCACTTTTAGTTCTGGAACTATGCCAGCAGGCATGACTATTTACGGCAACACAAATAACGGGCAAGGCTCCATGTTGTCGTTTAAGGCTAACTCCGGCGACCAAGGAATCGCAGGTATTGCTGGAGTACGCTCTAGCGGTTATGAAACAGAACTGCGTTTCTATACCAACAACACAAACAGCCAAAATGCTTTCACCGAACGCGTCCGTATCGGCAGCGGGGGGGAGGTTTATTTCCCAGGGGTTGGAACAACTGCCTCGGCTGCGAATGCTTATCTTAATAACGGATCAACGCCAGCAAATCAATTGCTTAGATCAACATCCTCGCTGCGTTACAAGACGGACGTTGAAACGCTTGACCACGCTAAAGCCGATGCCGTTCTTAACTTGCGTCCTGTATGGTATCGCTCCAAAGCTGAGGCTGACCGTAAAGATTGGTCATGGTACGGTTTAATTGCCGAAGAAGTTGCTCAGGTTGAACCAAGGCTTGTTCATTGGTCATACCCCGAAGATCAATTTGAAACAATTGAGACTCAGACAGAGATAGAAAAGACCCGTGAAGTTGAAGTAACACCAGCGGTCTTGGATGACGAAGGCAATGTTGTTGAGCCTGCCGTTACGGAAACAGAAACCTACACGGAAACCGAAACAAAGTCTGAGCGTAAGTTAAAAGCAGATGCTCAACTTGCCCCAGATGGTGTTCAGTATGATCGCTTGACGGTAATGCTGCTTGACATTGTGAAACGTCAAAATCAACGCATTGAACAGCTAGAAGCAAAGGTTGCAGCATTGGAGGCTCAATGAACCTACACCTAACCCAAATCGAAACAAGCAAGAACCCACCAATCACTAAACCACCATTGCCCTGGCTATGAACCTAAACCTCGACCAAAACGAAATCCAATTTATTTTGAACGTGCTTGGTGATCTACCGGCAAAGACAGGCGTATGGCCTTTGATTGTGAAAATCAAGGAGCAGGCTGAGGCGCAGATAAAACCTGAAGAATCATGACACCTGAACAGAAGTCAGACATAGCCTCAGAAGCAATCAAGGCAGCGCCGCCGATTGCAATCACGACTGCTGTGACTGTTGGCGGTCTGACTCTCAACGAGTGGGTTGCTATTGCTACCCTGCTCTACATTGTGTTACAGTCCGGCTGGCTTGTCTGGAAGTGGTATCACGCGATAAAAGACAAGAAAAATGAAACACAAATTCCCGATAGTTAAAGTAGTTTGGGAAGATGCCTGCCACGACACTTTGGGTTGGGGTGATAGCCCAGAGAAAGCCAAAGAGTTTCAGGTTCCGCTTGTTGTCTCGATAGGATTTTTGTTAGCAGAGACCAAGCAGGGTGTGAAAATTTGTCAGTCACTAACTGACGACGCAATTGCTCAGTCTTTGGTCATCCCTCGGAAGATGATCCAGAGCGTCGAGCGCGGAGCGTGGCGTGGTAAGAAAAATTACGGATGATGAGTTCGTTAAGGTTTGGAATGAGCTAGGTAGTCCCGTCAAAATTTCAGAGCATTTCGGCGTAGCTGTCAGAAACATTTACGACCGTCGGCGCACTATCGAGAACAAACGTGGCATAAGACTGCTTACAAAAGACGGTAGGCTCACACTCCCTGAAAATCGCAAGCGAGCAACGCTCGACATCGAAGGCTACGTCATTGTTTTCTCTGACGCGCACTTCATGCCTGGGGAGCCATCTGTTGGCTTTAACGCCCTCTTAAAACTAATCAAGACCCTAAAACCCAAGGCAATCATTGCAAACGGAGACATCCTCGACGGAGGAACGATCTCCCGTTTCGGGCCTATGGATTGGACTCCTGTTGTCAATCTCAAGGATGAGCTTGAGGCTGTCCAGTGGCATATGGATAAGATCGTGAAGGCTTGTAAGGGTCTAGGTACTTACCTACACAGGACACTTGGAAACCACGACATACGGTTTGATCGTAAACTTGCTGGGGCCGTTCCTGAGTTTCGAGGTATCCAAGGAACAACACTCAAGGATCACATACCGGAATGGTCTGTAAGTTGGTCGGTGATGGTCAACGACATTTGCATGATTAAGCACAGACTGCAACATTCAGGTATTCACTCTGGTTACAACAACACGTTGAAAGCTGGGGTCTCTACGGTCTCAGGTCACACGCATCTTTTAGAAGTTAAGGGATGGGGTGACTATCAGGGGAGAAGGTACGGCGTTTCAACAGGGATGTTGGCTGATCCTGATGGTGAGCAGTTCAATTATTTAGAAGATAACCCGACTCCTTGGTGTTCTGGCTTTGCTGTCCTAAAATTCTATGATGGTCTACTTCTCCCACCAGAACTCGTCGAAGTTATTGATGGAACGGCTTACTTCAGGGGAGAAGTGGTTGCAAGCTGAAGTTTTAGCGCAGAGGATCATTCGTGGATATGGTCGAAATCCTTTCAAAGATATGGCCGATGTTGGTGGCCTTCGTGATGCTAGTCATCGTGTTAGCGAAAGCCGACAATCGTTTAGCGGTGTTGGAGGAAAAGGTAAAAACATTGTTTGAATTGTTCAACAAGAAAAATGGCTAACTTCGAGCAAGCGTACGACAAGATGATGGAGGACGAGGGGGGTTACGTTCTTCACGAAGTCAAGGGTGACCGAGGTGGTCAGACCTACGCGGGTATTGCTCGCAAGATGCACCCCAACTGGGAGGGCTGGCAGCACATCGACTACCAAGAAACACCTCCAACACAGTTAGTCCGAGACTTCTATAAACAGAACTTTTGGGACAAGATCAAAGGCGATGATTTAACGCATGACGTTATAGCCTCGTCCATCTTTAACTTTGCTGTTAATGCTGGCGTTCCGGTGTCCATCAAACTTGCCCAGATATGCGTTAAAACGGCCCCAGACGGCGTTATCGGGGCCAAGACGGTATCAGCACTCAACCAAGCCAATCCTGAGCTTTTTGTGGCCCATTACGCGCTAGCAAAGATTGCTAGGTATCGTGACATCGTTACCCGTGACAGAAGCCAGATGAAGTTCATGTTGGGTTGGGTGAACAGGACGCTTAAGCTATGAACCTGCTCGGCATTTCTTCCATCGTTGATTCCGTCGGAAAAGTTATCGGAGACCTACACACTTCCGATAAGGAACGCATGGAGCTTGAGCTTGAGGCCAAGCGTATTGACCAAGCGATTGATCTTGGTCAAATGGAAGTTAACAAGGTCGAAGCTGCCAATCAGAATATGTTTGTTGCCGGCTGGCGACCTGCTATCGGTTGGGTTGGTGCGGGTGCAATGTTCTATCAGTTCCTTGCTTACCCGCTTTTAGTCTGGGCATGGACTTGGATGCAAGCAGAACAGATTGTCCCGCAAGATGTAAAACCTCCTCCCATGCTAGATACCGACGCGCTATGGGTTATTTTGAGCGGTATGTTGGGGATCGCTGGCATGAGGAGTTTTGAAAAGAGCCGCGGTGTTGCGCGGTAACTTCATCTCGCACCATCTGGCCGATTTTCTGTCCGTGAATCCTGTCAATCTTTTCAATGATCGGAAGTCGTTTGCTTTTAGCTAACTTTAAGATCATCTTCGCCCAGTCCTGAACGACAAACGGCAACGCTTGGTTATACGCTGCCGTTATCTCCTCAACATCAGAACTTTTAACTTGCTTGATAAGGTTGATCCACGATGCCACGGATCGACCACTCCCTAAAAGCCTTATGTTTTGCCATTGTGTCTGGGCACTCGGTGGATGGTGGAATCCAACCGTGTTCCCTCCAGATTTCCTCGACGGGTCTGAACTTTTCTGTCCTCGTCTGATTCTCGATTAACTCTTTCCAATTGCTCATAATAAGCCTTTCGGGAACGGATAGACCGCATCCTCGTGAGGAGTTCCTGGCCGTGGTGCATTAAAGAACCTCCGCTTCTCTAGTTCCGTAGGCTTCCAGAAACACTCAGGAGCCTCAGACTTGATGATGTGAATGACCCTCTCTAAGACCGGAGAATCATCAGAAATGTTTGCAGGACGCTTTGCAAACGCTTTTTTCAGCATGGTTTGGTGGTGTACGCTTAACATTAGAATTACTCCTTCATAAGTAACATGGAATTTATTTCTTTGTGTCTTTGTTTGTGGCATGGCTGACAAAGCCAAACAACATCTAACTTTTTGTCATAATCTTCATGATGGGCTAGCGATTTTGGATTGCTACACTTTTGGCAAGGTAACCGCACAAGATCGCCTTTTTTTATAGCCCTTGAAACTGCGTTATGAGCCGCAACTCTTCTTTTATCGGCATTTCTCCACAAGCGATTGACCTCGCTATGTAATTTTTTCCTATGATCCAATGTCGATCTTTTTTTATCGTATTCGCGGTATTTTTCAAGATTGTTTTTTCTGTGTTTTGAGTTGTTATTTTTTGTGCACTCTTTACATTTATTAAGGTGACCGTCAGCCATGTATTGATGTGCGTAAAACTCACTTAACAGCTTGACGGTCTTGCACTTAAAACATTCTTTTGAATCGACCATGCTGCATCTCCTGTGCTGTAGATGCAACCATTATAGACCGATTCTAATTAAAAGGGATGTCGCTATCCTCGTCATTGTTAGTCTTAGCGGGTCTAGTTTCCCCGTCTTTCTGCTGGAACTTTAACCCCAAATACTTCCCGTCGGAACCCTCGTTGACCCATCCTGAGACCCAGTATTCAGTCCCGTTAATCATTGCTGAACCTCGATAGTCTGGGTGTACATCTTTCTCTTTCTTCTTGTTCTTGCTGATACTTCCTGTCAGTTCTTTTGGCATAGTGATAATTCCATTTGATTAACTTCGTTGAGAAAGGCAACCAGATCAGCCTCGATCTTAGTTAGCTCTTCCGGCTTAGGCTCGTAACGAACAATAAATAACTGTAGATGTTCAGGAAGTCTTGGGTCGAACGAAACAAAGTCGCACCAAGTTCTACCTGTGACGAGCATTTGAGTGAGCATTTGTGGCTTGTATTTAGTGGGAACCTCCTTTGCTAGTAAGTAATCAACATGGGTGTTTGAGTTAGGACACTTGATCTCGATCAACCCTGAGCCTGCAAACCCGTCAGGAGACGCTCCAAGCCACTTTATCGACTTGTGGGTATGAAACCCTGTCTGCTCGACGAAATGGCCTGTATGGACTTCGTATGCTGCTCTGGCAACGGGTTCTTGTTCCGTACCCCATTGCATAGCTGCGTTTGTGAAAGAATCACCCTGTAAGCCTGTCAGACGCTCTGTAACGAGTTGGATCTGGTAGTTACGGCGCGTAGCCGTACCAGGTTTCGCAAGCGCGTCTGAGGCCCGTGAAGCGGTTAGGTGGCCTAACCTTGCCTTGTACCAATCATCAGTTCGTTGCTCCATGTTGCGCCTCCTTCATTTGTCCATCGCTGTATAAGAAAATCTGAAAGGTCAGATCTGCTTCGATGTTGTGTTGTGCAAGCAAGTAGTCTTGAAAAGTTTTCTTGACCTTCTCGATAATCTTAGGTTCAGTCAACGGCCTAAGCGAAACAGCAAACTTAATTGTCTCGCCTAAACCCCAACATCCCCAGGCGTGGTCAATAAACTGCTTTGTAAAGCCAGTGCATTCGTGAAACTCCGCAAATTCCTCCCACAACTCGGTTAGTTCATCCGATTTTTCTCCGATTTTTATCCATTTTTTTCCGATTTTTATCCGTAAATTAGCCATGTTTTTGCACCTTTAATATTCCTCGTTCGATCATTGCTTGCATTGTGTTGATGTACGCTTGGTTCCAGAAGTCTCGACGTTCCTCACGAGACATTTCTTTTCCCTGGTCTAAGTATGAGTGACAACGAAAACATAAGGATGCTACTAAAGCATCAGAGACCTTGATGCCCATGCCTTTGCCTTGATTTCTGTGCGCGGCGACTACAGTGCCGTCCTCACAAAAACATGCACCGCAAGGCATATTCCTGCAAGCCTCAAGTAGTTTTTTGTTTGTGTACATCAATCTTCCTTAAGTCAAGTTCAGCGTCCTTCATCTCGTCTGTCCAGACTAAGCCCTTTTCGATTGCGTACTGTAGAAGTTGTTCTACTAAGTCTGAGAACTCAGACACGGTAAGCGAAGCAGTCGAAGGCTCGATCTCTTTTACTTGCCCACCAGGAAGCTCAACAACACGAGAAGGAAGAAACCTCGTCTTAGCCCACTCGTGCCAGATGTCTTGGGTATATTGCTGGCCCATTAACTGTTCCGAACAAGCTGTCAGGATCGACCAA